AAAGGAGATGCAAAACCAAACACTAAATACGCAGGAGTTCCGGCAAGGGAAATCGGCTCAAACATAAGATAATGAATGCAATAATCTACTTAAACTATAAAGATGTAAACATAAATACATTGTTTCATAATATTAAAAATGCAGGTAAGCATATAGATTTTATTAGCATAATTAATGAAACAGGTATATCTTATGCAATTAACAAAGGGTTAAGGCATTTTAACTATGACTATATTGACTATGTTACTATAATGGGTAATGATATTTTAGAACCTGATAATTGGTTGCAAATTAGAAATGAGTTTTTACAAGACAAAACTATTGGTATTTGTTCTATTCCTTTAAATAGTATGAGTAATGACACGTCTGATTTAATTGGCAACCTTACTATAACAAAAGAAACTATAAATAAAATTGGCGCATTTAATCAAGAACTTGACCCATACGGAGCAATAGATTTAGATTATTGTACAAGATGCAGGGCAGCAGGTTTGCATACAAAATACATTAAAGAATATATCGCAAATCATATTGAGCAAAATAGCATTGATGCTTATGGTTACAATAAAAATGAATTAATACAAAAGACATGGAGTTTGCATAGCAATAATGTATCTGGTTATACTAATGGCAATAAAACATATTATATAAACTTATGAAAATACTTTGTATAACTTCTGCTAACTCGGGTGTTGGGTTTCACAGGATAATGATGCCAATAGTACACATGGAAAAAGAGTACGCGCTAATCACAGACGTACTTAATGATGAGTTATTAGAGCAAGGGTGGGATATAGTGCTAATGAACAGAATGCTCAACGAGATAGATGCAAAGCAAATGGACGCTTGGCGCACTAAGTACGGCTTTAAGTTAGTAGTCGATAATGACGATTACTGGGAACTTAGCGAAAGCCATTTGTTGTATTCAAGATACAAGCTCAATAACATACCTAAACTGATTACTGATTATTTAGAAGTTGCAGACCTTTGCACCTGCACCCACGAAAGACTAGCAGCAGAGATAAGCACATACAGTAAAAACGTTCACATATTACCAAACGCTTTACCTTATGGAGACGAGCAATTTAGAGACGAGAAGTTAGATAGCGACAAGGTTAGACTATTCTGGTCCGGCAGCGGAACACACGAACGAGACCTTGATTTAATTAGACACCCTTTTAAAAGGTTGCAAGGTATGAATATAAGAACTGTAATAGCCGGGTACAACGATGGCGAAAAGCCAATATGGGATAAAATGATTGATGCGTTTACTTGCGGACTAAAACTTAACCCTACTATTTACAACTATGCAAAGGTCACAGAATATATGGGAGCTTACACAGATAGCGACATTTCAATCATACCTCTGGTAGATAACAAGTTTAACGCTATGAAGTCAAATTTAAAAGTATTAGAAACGGCTGCAAAAAAGAATCCTGCCGTTGTTAGCTATGTCAATCCTTACCTAGATATGCCGGTGCATTACGTTAAAAGCCAGAAGGATTGGTATAAACACATCAAAGATTTAGTTAATGATGAGGAAATGCGAAAGGAAAGCGGAGATAAACTATTTGAGTTCTGCAAAAAGAACTATAACTTTGAGGAGATAAATTTAGACAGAAAGTATATTTATAGTAAACTATGCCAGTAATAAAATGCAGTTCAGGAAAATGGAAAATCGGACAAGGTGGCTGCGTGTACGATACAGAGGAGAAAGCTATGCAAGTTTGGAAGGCTATCCTTGCAGGTGGCAAGTTTGCTGATAGCTATACCGATTACCCAGAATCAGCAACTAACAACGCAAAGAGAGCTTTGGAGTGGGTAGAGAAACACGGGTGGGGTTCATGTGGAGAAGCAACCGGCAAAGCAAGAGCAAGGCAGTTAGCAAACAGAGAGCCGATTAGCAGAGACACTATTGCTCGTATGGCTTCCTTTAAAAGACATCAGCAGCATAAAGATGTTCCATATAGCGAAGGTTGTGGTGGTCTTATGTATGACGCTTGGGGTGGCACTTCTGGTGTTGAGTGGGCAATTAATAAGTTAAAAGAGATAGACAATAAATAATTTGCATAGTTAAATTTTTTAATCAATTAATTATTAATCAACGGAAAATTTAATGGGGAAACTATGCAGAGACACACTTTAAACTATTTACAAGGAATGGGGTTTGATTCGTCAGATACCATTCTTTGTGAAGTGTGTGGCAAGGTTGCGGTAGATATAGCGCACATAGTTGCAAGGTCTAAATTCGGCAGTAAAAGAAAACAACTGCAAGACCATATAACTAATTTATGTGCTATGTGTAGAGAGTGCCATTACGACTATGACTTTAAGAATAGGTGGACTGCTGAGGAAATATTTGAGATACATTTAAAAAACATACCAAATGGCAAAAGGTAGCGAGAACAAGAATAAAATTTCATTCGGGAAAAGGAAGCGAGGCTTTGCTAAGAAGTCCTTTAATAAGCACAACCCGAGACCGAAAGCATATAAAGGGCAAGGCAGATGAGAAAACTAACTGCTATATGGCTACTCCTAACACATAAGGCATACTTTGTTGCAGTATGTAAGACAGGTATGAATGGAGATGATATGACAACCATAGGCAACTACACTTATGCTATGGCAGAAACTTTAATCAATAAGCACATAGCAGACGTAGACACTTACTTAGACCAAGAAGACGCAATAGACGAAGCAAACGATATAATAAACGGAATACTATGATACAAAACGTACCAATCAACACAGTTAAAGCAAACCCTAACAACCCCAGAATAATTAAAGACGATAAGTTTGCAAAGCTCGTAAAATCAATTAACGAGTTCCCACAAATGCTAAAACTTAGACCTATTGTAGTTAATGATGATATGGTTGTGCTTGGTGGCAATATGAGATTAAAGGCTTGTAAGGAAGCCGGACTTAAAGAGATACCTATTATCAAAGCAAGTGAATTAACCGAGCAGCAGCAAAAGGAATTTATAGTTAAAGACAACGTAGGCTATGGCGAGTGGGATTGGAACGACCTTGCAAATAATTGGGATGAGCAGGAGTTAATAGATTGGGGGTTAGATATACCCGGCTTTGATGCAGAAGTTATAGAAGCAGAGGAAGATGATTTTGCAGTTCCAGACGGAGGAATAGAAACGGATATTGTATTAGGAGATTTATTTGAGATAGGCGAACACCGATTGCTTTGTGGAGATAGTACTTGTAGCGATACAGTTGCAAGGTTGTTAGATGGCAAAGAACCTTATTTGATGGTTACAGACCCGCCTTACGGAGTAGTTTATGATGCTAATTGGAGAAACGAAAGAACAAGAGAGGATGGCACTAAGATTGGAGCATCTGCATTAGGTAAAGTTCAAAACGATGATAATGCAGATTGGACTGAGGCGTGGGCATTAACTCCTGCAAAAGTTGCTTACGTTTACCATGCAAGTTTTTTTAGTGGCACAGTCCAAAAGAGCCTTCAAGATTGCGATTTTGTAATTAGAAGCCAAATTATATGGGTGAAATCAAATTTTACAATAAGTAGGTCTGATTACCATTGGAAGCATGAACCTTGTTGGTATGCGGTAAAGAAAGGTAATAAGGGTAATTGGGCAAGTGACAGAAAACAAACAACAGTTTGGGAAATAGCAAAACCACAAAAGAACGAAACTGGACATAGTACACAAAAGCCAATTGAATGTATGGCTAAAGCTATTGCAAATCATGATGGAGATGTACACGACCCTTTTTTAGGAAGCGGAACTACAATGGTTGCTGCACATCAATTAAAAAGGAAGTGCTACGGAATGGAACTTGACCCTAAGTACTGCCAAGTAATAGTAGACAGGATGCGTAAACTTGACCCTGCATTAGTTATTAAAAAGAACGGGTTACCTTTGGAATAACAAAGAGATAAATAAGAAGATATGGCAAACGAACATAATTTGAAACCAGTACAGAAAGGCGAAATAAGAAACCCAAACGGCAGACCTCGTAAATATGTAAGCCTACTTAAAGAGCAAGGCTATAAACTTGCTGAGATAAACGATACCATACAAGCTATGATGTCAATGGACTTAGAGGAACTTAAAACAGTATGGGATAACCCGAAGGCAACAATACTTGAAAAGACAATAGCAGCAGCTATGCGTAAGAGCTTAGAGAAGGGCAGCCTTTATAGTTTAGAAACTTTGCTTACTCGTGTTTATGGTAAGCCGAAAGAACAAATGGATATACAAACAGATAACAGAATTGAAATAGTATTTGTAGACGGCAAGACAATACTTTAATGAGGATAGAACTACCGAACGGACATATAAACCAAAAGAAGATACTTGACTGCGAAGCTAGGTACATAGTTGTTATGTGCGGTAGAAGGTTCGGCAAATCGGAGTTAAGCCAGATTAAATGTATTACAACTGCAATCAAAGGCGGTCAGGTTGCTTACATAACCCCTACCTATAAATTGGCAAAGGTATTCTTTGAGAAGCTTTGCAATAGCCTTCCCTTCCCTAATAACAAATCGGACTTAAATATCAGCTTCCCTAATGGTGGCAAGGTCGAGTTCTTTACAGGCGAACGCTTAGACAACCTGAGAGGGCGCAAGTTCAATCTGGTAATAGTAGACGAGGCTTCCTTTATACCTAATTTAGAAGACGGGTGGCTTAACTCAATAAGACCTACTTTAACAGACTACAAGGGTAAAGCTATATTCCTTAGCACCCCAAAGGGCAAGAATTATTTTTTTAGTTTGTTTAGCAAAGCAGAGCCGGATTGGCAGAGCTTTAAGTTTACTACATACGATAACCCCTACATAGACCCGCAGGAGATAGACGATGCTAGAAAGCAATTACCAGAGGTTGTGTTTGAACAAGAGTATATGGCAAACCCGGCTGAGAACGCAGCTAACCCCTTCGGCAGCCAACATATACGCAAATGCTTACACCCTGTAACTACAATGCCGGTAGTAGCTTATGGGATTGACCTTGCCAAGTCAGTCGATTGGACTGTAATAGTAGGCTTAGACGAAGACGGAAACGTGGCTTATTTTGACCGCTTCCAAATGGATTGGCATAATACTAAGCAAACTATCCTTAGACTGCCTAAATGCCCTATCCTAGTCGATTCTACGGGGGTTGGAGACCCTATCCTTGAAGACCTGCAAAGAGAAGGGGTAATGATACAAGGCTTAAAGTTCACAAGTTCAAGTAAGCAGCAACTAATGGAAGGGCTACAAGCTGCGATACATCAAGGGAAGATAGGCTATCCTGAGGGTATAATAAGCCAAGAGCTTGAAGTATTTGAGTATCAGTATACGGCAACGGGGGTAAAGTACTCTGCACCTTCCGGCTTCCACGATGATGCCGTAATGGCTCTGGCTTTGGCTTGGCAGAATTTCAGCCTTAAACGTGGCACAGGTAGGTATGCCTTCCTATAATTTACCGCTTATCCTTAATATTTACCGCTCATCACATTTTTAAAAAAAAGTTTGCTCATTTGATTGTGGAATGTGAAAAGGTTGTATATTTGTGTAACAAAAGCAAATAACAATGAACTACGAATTAAAAGTTACAGAGACCAACAACAAAGCAGCAAAGTTTATTTACCAAGTAATTGACGAAGCTGGTAACGTAATAACTGAACGTAAAAGCAACAAACTATATGTAGCTTGTACTGCTGACGGAGTTTACTTTTTTGGTAGATTAGATTTAATTGGAAAGGGTAAGCACGGAGCAGAAATGAAAGTTTTTGTTAATAACCCTGAAAAATATAAAGGTTATGAACTTAGAAAAACTATTGCATACAAAAAATAATAAATAAAAAATAGGGGTGCGACTATTCAACGCACACTTTAACACACTAAACCAAACACAATGAAAAAAGAAACCGCACAATTTTTAGCAGTATTAGTAGCAGCTTTTTACCTTATTGGTCAATTACAAGACTTCTACTCAAAATGATTTACGCTATCTGCCTTCTGCTAATTGCAACAGGTTTTGTAATGGCAGCATTATTTGACTACACAATTAAAAACTATGACCCAAAGCAACAAAGAATACATAGACAAATATTACGCAAGTGAGCCTATTAGCATAATGATGAATAACATTGATGCTACCTATTTGCAAATACTTACATACTGCAACGAGCAGGGTTATGAACCTTCTAAGCGCAGATTAAGGAAGCCGGAAGACAAATCAGAAGTAGGCTTTTTTGACATTGATAATTACAAACCAGAAACAATATAAACAAATGGAACTACAATTAATCTTCGAAACAACAAAAGAACAAAGGGTGGAGTTTACCCATCAAGTAATTGAACGCTTAAACGCAGGGGAGCTTGACCCGTTAAAAACGCATATACAGGTTAAAGCCTTAGAAGATATGCTTGACACATTAAAGAACAATAAGGACTACAAAGATGCCGTATTACAAGCAGCCGTATTAAATGGCAAGGACTTTGAGTATATGAGTGCTAAGTTCAACATCAGAGAGGTAGGGGTTAAATACGACTTCTCTAAATGCGAAAGCACAGACTACGAGGAGATAATGGCTGACTTTAACGATGCCACCAAACGTAAAAAGGACATGGAAGAGTTCTTAAAGAAGGTGCCACATCAAGGGCTTGAAATTATTAACGGAGTTACTGGCGAGGTTAAAAAGGTTTACCCTCCGGCAAAGAGTAGCACCACAAACGTTGCCGTATCATTAAAATAATAAAAATATTATACTTCTTTGCAATTTGCTTACCTTTGGCAGCGTTATGCTACATAGGTGGGCATCTTGCTTATGAGATAATGTTAAAACTAAGAAAATGACTTGGAACGAATTAACAGTATGGCAGTACCAACAAATCTATCCAATAGTTACAAAGCCTGAGAAGGATTGGACTAACTTAGATGTAGAGAGTAAGTTAGTAGGCATAATCTATAACCTTACAGACACTCAGGTGGATAGCTTAACTATTCAGCAGTTCAATAACCTGAGAACTACACTAAGTTTCTTAGACGATAAGATAGAAGGTAAGCCGGTCAGGTACACAGAAGTAAATGGCAAACGTTATAGATTTATCTATGATGTTCAGCAGATAAAAGCAGCCAGATACATCGAGAGCAAAGTATTTAGCACCGACTTAGTTGGTAACCTGCACAAGTTAGCAGCCTCAATGGTTATGCCTCAGCGTAGGACTTGGTACGGCAGATATGTAGATGATACCTACGATGCAGCAAAGCATAGCGATTATGCAGCAGACCTACAAGCCTCTAACTTTGTACATATTTATCATTCGGTTGTTTTTTTTTATCAAGTATACAGAAATTGGATAGAAGTTTCTCAGGCTTATTTGATACAAGAGATGATGGCGAAGGGAATGACACCGGAATTAGCACAAGAGGCGGTTCAAATTTTATGCAGCAGTTTGGATGGCAATATTGCGCCAAATCTGTTGCCGACCACGAAAATATCACAGTTGACCAAAGCTATGAGTTAGCCACAATCCAATTCTTAAACACCCTATCCTACTTAAAGGCAAAAGCTGACTTTGATAAGGAGCAGCATAGGAAACTTAAATAAGACCCCCAGACAAGCCCTGCCATTTTTGGTGGGGTTAGTTATTTTTATACCTTCCTTATATTTATTAGCGTGAGCATATCAAGGGCGCAAATAGAAGCATTAAGGAACGGCTTTATACAAAGTATAGGCAGCACAGGTTTTAGTACAGTAAAGCCTGGCGAACTACCTGTTATAGAGGAGACCCTTGCTTTATATGGTAAGGCTTTTAATGATGCCTTAGTTAAGATATTAGACCAAGACAATATAACAAGCTCCGGCAGATTAGCAGAACCTGCTTTGCCTATCATTACAAAGTTCGGAACAGGATACGTTTTAAGCTTAGGTTATGAGCCGGGAAGTGAAGCCTCTAAATACTATGACTTTGTCAATAAAGGGGTTAAAGGCACTAAGAACGTAAAAGCAGATAGCAAAACACCCTACGCTTTTAAGACCAATAAAAAAGCCGTGCCGGTTAGCTCAATAGAAAAATGGCTTAGTTACAACAAGCTTAAATCGGTATCGGTATCAAGGTACACAAGACTAGGAACTGAGAGAAAGGGAATAGAGGGCAAGAAGTCCTTAGCTTTTTTAATAGCCCGTAGCATACACAGAAAAGGTCTAAAATCTACACACTACTTTGACAGAGCAGTAGCTCAAATATTTAATAAAGAATTTATCCAAAATTTAGCAGTCGCATTAGGTGGCGATGTGCAAATTCAAATAAAACAAGCAATCAATGGCAATAACAATAACAAGTAGCCCTGCGCCTTATTCGTCAATGCACGATAACTTGTGGTTCGTTTCAAGTTCTACTAATAGCGGAACTACAAACTTCAAATTTGTTTATGATGTTTATATAAACGGCAGTCAGGTAATTAGGTCAAAAGTATTCCCTGCTCCAAGTGCAGAAGGAAGCTATGGGGTGTTCAACGCTTCTCCAATGGTTAGAAGTTTTGTAACTAATTACTTTGAGCCTTCTGGCAACTCAATACTTGTAGCATCAAACGATAAGATTAAAGTAGATTATCAAGTAAGGATAGGCGAAGAGGTAAGTGGGGTAACAACTACTAACTTAGCTTCCGGCAGCTACTCAGCTTACAACTTTGTACCGCCATTGTTTGCAGACGTGTTCTTGACAAAGAACCAGACCCCATTAGTGTTATCAGACTATTACGATAATTTACTATTAGAAAACTTTACTGATGACTTTTTGACCGAGAGAGATACAGACGAGATTACGCTAGAATACGGAGATAATTTTTACATTACGTTCCTGCGCATAGCAACAGGCGGCTATTCTGCTTGGGTTGAAGTATTAGGGCAAGGCGATGTTGTTACTAATACAGTATCGGGCAATATAACCCTAAGCGGTCAGTTTAATATGTTTAACCTACAAGCCGGACATATTAACGCATTTGCTTCTGGCACGATTATAGACGAAGATACATACGGCTACAACTTCTATTTAAAAAGAGGTGGCGCACAAACAAGGGTTATCAAAATAAGACATAAATGCTATCCTAAATACCAACAATTTAATTTAGAGTTCCTAAATAGATTAGGCGGGTGGGATACAAAGAAGTTTGCCCTTGTAAACAGAAGGTCAAGCGAGTATCAAAGAGCATCATACAGGCGCAGCGATTGGCAGCTTGTAGGTGGACAAATGACGAATATAGATGGATATAACAGATATAACGAAACGACTTTTAACTATGCTATTCAGCATAAAGATAAATATAGGCTTACTTCTGATTGGGTTAGCGAACAAGACTATTCGTGGTTGGCTCAGCTTGTATCAAGTCCTATTGTATATATGGAGGTACTTGGTGCTTATTTCCCTGTTACCATAACTACAACAAATTACGAGTATAAGCTAGAAAGCGCAGACAAACTATTTAATTTTGAAATTGAAGTAGAAGTAGGCAAATACTTAACAAGCCAATTCAGATAATGATTAGCACAGAGATATACATAGAAGAGCAGAAGATTGATTTATTGCAGGATATATCTACCGAGTTCACATATGCCATTGATGATGTGAGTGAGTTTGGTAGCCGCAATACATCATACAGCAAAACAATTAGCATTCCGGGAACGGCAAACAATAACCTTGTCTTTGGTTACATCTTTGAACTTAACAATGCTAATTTCACAGACAACACGCTTCCAAACGTTGGTTATAACTACAATGTTAGTAAACAAGCTAACTGCAAAATCTTTATTGATAAGGTGCAGATATTTAAAGGCACTTTAAGAATATTAGAGATAGTTATAGACAAAGAAACTATTGAATATCAATGTAGCGTGGTTGGAGAGCTTGGCGGTTTTATTACTACATTAGGGAACAAAAGATTAACAGGGAATATCAATGTTGAAGATGATTTAGATTTTAGCGCATATAACCATACTTATAGCGTTGCAAATATTAGTGGGAGTTGGGATAACGCAGGTGGTTCTGGTTACTATTATCCGCTTATAGATTACGGAAACGTTAGCACAGGAGTTAATGGAGTAGCTAAAAGGGACTTCCAATATACAACGTTTCGACCTGCTTTGTATGTTAAGGAGTACATAGAAAAAATATTTGCCGGAACAGATTACACTTTTAACTGCCCGTTCTTTGATGAGCCTTTATTTAAACGCTTGATTATACCTCACAACCAGACAAACATAACAACGTTAAATAATACAAGCCTTAACGCAGCAGCCAAGCTAATAACTATAAACACCAATTTGAGCAATATTGTAGAATATACAATGGTAACCGCAGGGAGCTTTACGCTTGATATGTTAGGTCAGTTATTTACTTATGGAAGTGGTGTAACAATTACAACGGATATAAATATTTTATTGAGAGGTAACGTTACATTTTACAATCCACCGCTACCAAACTATTCTGTTATACTCTATAAGAATAATATAGAGATAGGCAGACAAGATTTTGATGCAAGTGTTAGCAGCTTTATGAACTGCCAATTTACAGTTAGCGGAGTTACTTTTGCGAATACCGACACAATGCAGGTGCAAATATCCGGCAACGGCATTATCCTATCTATTACAATGGGCGAGATAGGTATAACAACAAGCACCCCTACACAAGTACAGGTTAATTTAGGAGAAACGATTAAAGTAAACGATGTTATTCCAAGAGGTATATTTCAATCAGACTTCTTTTTAAGCATTGTTAAGATGTTTAACCTTTACGTTTATGAGAATAAGTTTAACGACAAGGAGCTGGTTATTAGTCCTTATGTGGACTTCTATCCTGAGGTATCGGCTAATGCAGAAGATTGGACTAACAAAATAGATAGAGCAAAGCCTTTAAGCATAAAGCCAATGAGTGAGATTAACGCTCGTTACTATAATTACAAGTTCAAGGCTGATAATGACTTCTATGGCGAGAACTACCGCAAAAAGTACACAGAAGGCTATGGAGATTTTATTTACGATACTGAGTTTGACTTTGTAAAAGAAACCGACACCTTAGAAGTTATATTTGCTGCTTCTACATTGTACCAAGCAACAGGGCAAGACAAAGTATTCCCGGCAATCTATAAGAAGTCAAATACTAATAACGCAGAGGATAGAATGGATAGCATTATACGAATAATGCAGACTAAGAAGATTACAGGTGTAGGCAGTTGGAATATTATGAATGGAGCAACTAATTTAGCATCTTATACAAGCTATGGTTATGCCGGGCATTTAGATGACCCAATTAACCCTAATAACGATATAAACTTTGGCGCACCAAAAGAGCTACAATTTAGCCCTAACAGATACCCAAGCACAAACGTATTTAACGCTTATCATAGTCCTTATATTGCAGAGATAACAAGTAAGGATAGTAAGCTATTAACCTGCTTTGGTTTACTTGATATTATAGACATTTTCAACTTAGATTTTAGTAAGTATGTATTTATAGACGGGGTATTATTTAGGCTTAACAAAGTTGAGAACTTCAACCCAATGGAATACAACACTACTAAACTATCATTTCTTAAAGTAATAGAAACACAATACTAATGGCACAAGAGAACGTAGGTATAAATATTAACGTACAAAGTAACGCAGATAAAACATTAGGCTCGTTAAGAACTCAGTTAAGAGAAGCAACGGCAGAAGTACAGGCTCTATCTGATAAGTTTGGTGCTACATCTGAACAAGCGATAACAGCAGCAAAGAGAGCATCGGAGCTTAAAGACCAAATTGGAGATGCTAAAAGTTTAGTAGATGCGTTTAACCCAGATGCAAAGTTTAAAGCATTAACTGCTTCTCTTAGTGGTGTAGCCGGTGGCTTTGCAGCAGCACAAGGAGCTATTGCTTTATTCGGTGTAGAGTCAAAAGAAGTAGAGAAAGCATTATTACAGGTTCAATCAGCGATGGCTTTATCGCAAGGCTTACAAGCAGTAGGGGAGAGTATTGATAGCTTTAAGCAATTAGGAGCAGTAATTGGAAATAGTACAATCTTCTTAAAGGCAAATGAAATGGCTAACAAAGCTACTGCATTTGCTATGAGGTTATTCGGTGTAAGTGTAGAGGCTACATCTGTTTCATTTAAAGTTCTTAAAGGTGCTATTGCTGCAACAGGATTAGGTTTACTTGTTGTAGCCATTGGAGAAATAGTTGCTGCGTTCCAGAATTATAGTAGTGCAGCAGAAAAGGCAGCAGAAAAACAAAAGCAGCTTAATGAAACTATTACTAAGGGTGCAAAAACTGCATTGAAAGCAGAGCAGGACTTTTTAGTAAATCAAGAGAAACTTGATATTGCAAGAGCTAAGTCCAGAGGAGCAAGTGAAAAAGAAATATTTGATATTGAACAAAGTTTCAGGAAAAGAAAGGCAGAAGCACAAATAAGGTTCTGGAAAGAAGCCAAAAATGCAGATGTAGAAGGAGCACAAAGTGCAGCAGCAGAAGTTGAAAAAATAAATACAGAAGCACAAGTTGCACTATTAGATTTTCAAACTAAACAAGCAGCAGCAAGAAGGGCAGCAGAAAAAGCAGAGGCAGAAAAACGTAAAGCCGAAAGAGAAAAACTTGAAAAAGAAATAGAAGAAGAAAACCAAAGAAGAAATGAAGCAGAGGTTAAATTCTTTTTTGATAGATTAAAAGCTATTGATGCTTTAAATGCACAAAGGGCAAAAGAGAAAGCAGAACAAGATGCTTTGGATAAAGAACTACTTGATAAGGCTACAAAAGATGCAGAAGATTATGCAGATAAAGAATTTCAATTAGTTCAAACATCTATAAAAAATGATAGGTTAGCAAAAGATGCTAAGGCTAAAATTGCAAAAGAAGAATCTGACGCTAAAATTGCTGCATTAGATGCAACATCAAATGCAATAACTAATTTATCATTGATAGCAGGTAAGGAAACAGTTGCAGGTAAAGCATTAGCTATTGCAGCTTCTATCATAAATACTTACAAAGGTATTACTACTGCTTTAAGTTCTGCCCCACCACCCTTTAACTTTATTTCTGCTGCTGCGGTAGGTGCTGCGGGGTTTGCTGCGGTTAAGAATATTGTATCAGTTAAAGTGCCAGGTGCAGGGGGCGGTGGAGCAAGTGTTCCAAGCTTTAATGCACAAGCACCAATAGCACCACCACAACCACAAGCACAAACAACTAGCTTAGATAATAGAACCATTAACGCTATCGGTAACCAAGCAGTAAGAGCTTACGTTATTGAGAACGATGTAACTAGCAACCAACAGCGTATCGCAGCCATTAGACAAAGGGCAAGGTTCGGTTAAATGATAACAATTTAAAACACTTAATATTTAAAGATATGGACTTACCTGTTTATTTATTAGACATTAGCGAGGATATGAACGACGATGCAGAAGTAGATTACGTTGCATTAGTTGATAGACCTGCTATACAAAAGAATTGGAATGCCTTTAAAAATCAACAACGCTTTGAAGTGGTTAGCGAAGATAAGCGCATTATTTCTGGACCTCTTATGTTGGCTGATATGCCTATTTTTCGCAGCGATGCTACTTACGGCGATTACTATGTGGTGTTCTCTAAGGATACTATTTTTAAGATTGCTCAAAAGTTTTTCAAAAGAGGCTACCAATCAAACGTAAACTTAATGCACTCTCCTGACAAACAAGTGGAAGGAGTTACAATGTTTGAGAGCTTTATTACAGACGAGAGCAGAGGTATATTACCAATGAAGGGCTTTGAAGATGCCCCAGACGGAAGCTGGTTCGGTAGCTTTAAGGTAGACAATGAGGGTGTTTGGAACGACGTTAAAGAGGGCAAATTTAAAGGGTTTAGCGTAGAGGGTTTATTTACTTACAAGACTAAGCCAAGCAAAGAACAAGAACTTATGAATGCAATAAAGGAAATATTGCAACGGGTTAAATGATAAACTAAATCTTTTATTAATATTTAAACAAAAAGAATGATGAACGCAAAAGATGCAATTATGCAAATTAGGGCTTTGTTCGAAGATATGCCACCAGTAGAAGTTCCGGCTCCTGTTGAAGAGGCTATTGACGAAGTACCTGTTACATTCGCAGAATATAGCCTTATGGATGGAACAAAGGTTATGATTAGCGAACTTGCTATCGGTGGTCAAGTTACCCTAGCAGACGGAACTCCTGCTCCTATGGGCGAACACCAATTAGCTGACGGCACTCAAATCGAGTTAGACGAAGCCGCTAAAATTATCTCTATTGAAACCCCAGAAGCAGAAGCGGAAATCGCTGACGAAACTCCTGCTGAAATGGGTAAGAAGTATGACGAGAAAATGGCTGACGAGATTTCGAACTTAGTAGCTGAAAACGAAAATCTTAAAACACAAGTAGCACAATTAGAGGCAAAAGTTAAGAATGGTTTTAGTCAAGTAGCTGAACTTATAGAAGCACTTACTAAGACACCTAACGCTGAACCTATTGCGCAGCCAAAACAAAACTTTGGTTCTAACGTAACAACTCACTCTATGAAGTACGATAGAATTGAAAAATTTAGAAACGCTTTATTAAACAAATAAAAATAAAATAAAATGGGATTTGATGTATCTGCATTAGCAAACTATACAAAAGAAAACGAAGCTCTACTTGTAACTTCATCTGTATTGGGTGCAAAAACTGCGTCTCTTATTAAGAGCGCTGGAAATATTATGGTTGGAGTTAAGAGTTCTGAGAAGATAAATATTTTAAGCACAGACGCTATCTTCCAAGATGGTGCTTCTTGTGGCTTTAATGCTTCTGGTTCTACTACCTTTACTCAGCGTACTGTAACTCCGGGTAAAATTAAAGTAAACGAAGCTCTTTGCCCTAAGGACTTAGAAGCAAAGTATTTACAGAAAGCTTTACCTACTGGCTCTATGTATGACAGTATTCCTTTTGAGCAAGAGTATAGCGAAAAGAAAGCTAAGACTATTGCTGCTCAATTAGAGACTTCTTTATGGCAAGGTGACACTACAAGTGTAAACGTAAACTTAAACAAGTTCGATGGTCTTGTTAAGTTAATCGGTGCTGCTTCAGGTGTTGTTGCTGCAAACGCTTCTACTTTTATTAGTGGTGCGCCTTTAAGCTCTATTACTGCTGCTAACGTAATCTCTATCTTTGATGGTGTTTACCAAGCAATTCCTGCACAAGTTGTAGCTGCTGACGATATGACTATCTTCTGTGGTCAAGATTTATTCCGTACTTACACTATTGCTCTTAAAAATAGCGGTAGCTTCAATTACCAAATTGATGTAAAAGCTGATAGCGAATTCGTACTTCCTGGTACTACAATCAAAGTTGTAGCTGTTGCAGGTCTTAACGGAACTAACAAGGTTTACGCTATGCGTTTAAGCAATATGTTCTTAGGTACAGACTTATTGAACGAAGAAGAGAAGTTTGAGATTTTCTATGCAAAAGAAGCTGACCAAGTACGTTTTGTATCTGAGTTTAAGATGGGTGTAAACATTGCCTTCCCTGATGAAGCAGTGAAGTTTATCCTTGCATAATTTATAGGGTAGGTTGAAATATACCTACCCATTTTTTCAAA